TGCGACTGGTAACGTAACTAACCAGGCAGTTCAGGTGCTTCAGGGTCCTTATGCTTTGAATACTTATGGTGGTGGAGTTTCTTGTCAAGGACCAACAATGAGCGTTGCACCATTTGTATTGGGAAACACGAATGCAAGTCAAGATCCACAGTCATTCCAAACATACAGTGGAAATGCTGGTATCTCTTTAGGATTTAATTTTCCTCTTGATGGATCATTACAGGAACTTTGCAAAGCAAGAGCTCGTGTAGAGATTTCAAGACAACAAGCAGAGGCAGATAAGGCAAGACTTGACTTTGAACTGGTGAGACTTTTGAAGTGTGGAGAAGCAATCAAGTCTGGTATTACATTTCACCCAGAAAGTCCTTATGCAAAAATTTGTGCTGACATCGTTGTGAGATACCCCCGAGTACAGGATTTAGCAAATGGAAATCAAACCAATACAAATAAAAAGTGAACCACCACCTATCATTCCAACGATAGAACCTCCTGTTACTCGCAGAACAGAACAAACTGTAATACCTCAAGTTGATATGCCAATCATCAACATACCAGATACAACTATAAAGTATCCAGTGATTGATGTTCCAACACAGGAAGAATTTGATGCTGCAGTTAGAGCAGAACAAAAAAAGAAAGAAGAAGAAAAGGAAGAAAAATCTAGAGGACTTCCTGATGCTAAACCTGTATTACCACAAGTCCAAATTCCTGTTCAAGAAAAGCAGGATAATCGGGTTATTTCCGATGATGCCCCCAAAACTAATCTAGGAGTACCCGTCATTGAAGTACCCCTCGTCGGACAAGTCCCAATCCCACCTAAAGAGCAGGTTATTCTTGCTGGCACCACTGCTACTGCTTCTGTTGCTGCGGCTCTTATTGGCAAATCTCTGGTGGAATGGATGGTAGGTAAGATGAAACCTATTGTCCAACAGATATTTGTAAGGGGTAAGAAACTCTTGAACAGAGATCTTACCCCTTATGAACTTCAGGTTTATTTTGCCTTTGAGAAAACTGCTTCTCTCAAAAAAGTGAACAAGTTACTTAAGAAAGAACAGAAGAATCAAAAGAAAGAACAGTACAAGAAGTTTCACTCAAAATAATTTAAATTTTTCAACATTCAATTTAGGAATAGGTAATTTTTCAAATGCTTTATTGACCTGTTTCTCTACAACAGCACCAACAAACTCTTCTGGGTTATCTAGAATTTTCTGTGCTTTTTGATAAGTCACATAAGCACCATAAGCAAGTGCTCCGCTAATTGCCAGACTCGTCGCTGACAGAATGAGTGCTAGGTTCTTCATCTTTCATCTCCAAATGTGCTAACCGTAATATGTAGTAGATTATATAAGCAGTAAGTACTAAACCCGTTCCAAGAATTGTAATAACTCCCCAAGGTAAATTACTCATTCCACCATCCCTCTTGTTTATGGATCCAGACTTTTAAATCTTTAACGTATTCTCTAAGAATTTGTGCTTGTTCTTCATGCCAAAAATCACCCGTCTCCATCCAAAGACGGGTGTGATTATCTATGGCTTTAAGTATTTGATGGATGGGAGCATTCCAACACTCCCTCTTTGGAGTGTTCCATTCTCTCGGCATGGGATTATAATTGAGTGTATGTCATTGTAACGAAGATAATCAATTTGACAACTGCCAGGACCAATCTCAGCATAACCAACAATCATAAATGCAATCAATTCAATCACTTTTTCTTACCACCATTCTTTGCTTTCTTGGCAGTTGCATTCCCTTGATTCTGCTTAGATTGCTTACCTCCAGCAGAACCTTTCTTGCCTTTGTTTGCAGACTTTGCCATTAGACTCCACCAGTTCTAGGTTGTACAAATCCCTCACCATCTTCCACCTTTTCTTCTAATGCCTCAACTCTTTCTTCAAGAGTTGTTACCACTGGAGCAGGTGGTTCTGGTGGTGCTTCTACAAACTCTTCTCTCTTTGGTTCTTCCTTTTTCTCATCTTCATCACCACCTTTCTTCATAGTATTAATCCCAAAGGTAGCAGCAGATGCTGTGAAGACAGTAGCAATAAAGGTAGGATCCATCTTAGCGAGCATACCAGCATAGCTAGCAGTCAGAAGAGCAGCAGACCAACTCAAGATAGCAATACGAATAACTTGTCCCATACACTTTTCTCTTTTGTTGTTTTCCATTTGTCCTTAGTGTGAGGTTAACCTTTTTTCCAAGATTCACCTTCTGCTTTTCTTCTACGAGCAAGTCCTGCTTCTACATTAGAACCAGGATTTCTGTAGAGATAAAGCGCATCGGGAACTAAGTCCCACTCTTTATTCTTCAGGCGTTTAGTAATAGTATTGAAATTATCACCACCATAAAACCCAGCGCCCAAATTATATGCGAAACTGAGTAAAGCACCTCTTTTACCATCTGTCATTTCATTCCAGTGTGGGATTTTACGAAGGGCAGGAAGAAACTGGTTCTTGCACTGACTGATTAGCAGATCATCTGCTTCTTGCTGGGTGATTGTATCACCAAGTTTGAATGGCGATCCATCTTTCTTGCGGGTAGAACCCCAACCAATAGTGATTGGCAGACCACCAGTGAGAGGGTCAGGATATGCCTTCAAGTGACATCCTTCAAACTCTTTGATCAACTTAATACCCATCATTGGGACATCATCACCACCCGCTGCAGATGCAGAAGCAGCTGGAGCAGCAGGGGCTGATCCAGCACTAGTCTTTTTTCCTCTATAGATTTCTGCCCAATCAATGTTATCTTCCAGATACTTAACTGGCAGATTGTCTTCTAACCATTGAACTGCTTTTACATGGTTAGGGTTCTTCTCATCATAGAATTTGAAGAAGTTATGCAGGTCGATTCTTGCCATTAGTTTTCTCCTCAGTCGAAAATTCTACCCCAACCATCGTTGCCACCTGGGCACCAACGATGCTTAAGAACTGCTTTGGTGTAAATGGTCTTCTTACCATTTGTGACTGGACCAGTATAGTTATCGTTGAGGGAACCATAAGGATCGTTGACATAATAACCCTTACCATCTGGCGTCTTACCGATGACTACACACATGTGCCCGCCAGTAGGAGCAGATAAAGGACCACGATGCAAGATACCAATAACGACAGGTTTCCCAGCATCAAGACTTTTATCAATATCAGCAAAAGAAAGATTGTAGCTAAAGTGAGACTTAACTCCATAACCTGCGAGAACTTTCGTCTGAACCGCATGGTCTGTAGTGTCACCAATCGCAAATACTTTCTTAACGTATTCATCATCTCCTTTAATACTTCCTGGCTTAAGGAAAGCAAGACACATGGCACATGACGAACTGTTGCAAGTTCTATGTGCATCTCTATAGTTGTCTACTTGATTAAAGTATGGAACTGCAAGAACTGCTGGTGTAGGTGGTTTAGTTCTATAAATGCCAATCCAATCAGTTTCTGAATCATCAAGAAATTGAGCAGGCAGGTTATCTTCTAACCATTGAACTGCTGCTACGTGATTCGCATTACTATCATCATAAAATTTAAAAAAGTTATGAAGATCTAAGGACATTGATTTATAATTTTACACACTAAGGTATTTATAAAATAAAAAACCACCCCAGAAAGGGGTGGTTATACTCAACTTATGAGTATCTATCAGAAAGTAAATTTAGTCTGAATCACACCACCATAGTTGGAAGAAGTGCCACTAAATGCCTGATTGTTAGACACATAGAAGACCGCAGGAGTCACACTGATGTTATCGCTAACTTTATAACGATAGAATGCTTCCCACATGATTGCCTTCTGATCATCCTTCAGAGAAGCAGCATTACCAGGAGCACCGATGGCGAAACCAGCAGCATTGCCCTTAGCAAACACATCACTCCACTGAACACCTGCCATCCAAGTTTGAGAATTGGTGGCAGCTTTAGGAGTTGCAGGACCATCAACATAGTTCCAACCATAAGCAGCAGAAACTGAAGGAATGATACCCGACTTCTTGGGTTGCCAATAAGCATTCAGAGCATACCCGTTAGAGGTTTGATTAGCAGCAAGAGTACCACCATTACCAGCAAGACCGTTAAAGGTACGAACACGGGTGCCTTCAGTACCATTACGATAACCGAATGCGATACCATACTGAGGAGCACGGTAACCAACTTGTGCCAGAGTATTCAGACCGCCAGCAGCATTAAACTCACCTTTGGTAGAATCAGATCCACTCTGAGCAACATAGTTCAGGTTGGCAACGAAACCTTTCTTACCTGCTTGTGCCCACTGAGCACCGAAACCAGAACCAGTTGCCTTGTTATAGACACCAGGAGCACCAGCAACGGAGAAGAAGTCAAGGATGTCCGACTTATATGCGGTAGGAACCCAAGCCATCTCAGTGTTACGAACGATAGCACCAGCAGTCAGAGTTACACCCTTAGCAAGTCCAGGAAAACTGTAGTACAGACGGTCAAGTTGTACTTGGTTTGCATAAGTCTCTGCCTTGTCAAGTTTGAACAGTGAGGAAGAAGAACCAAAAGGTTGACTGGAGAAGTTACCAGAACGCAGACGAGTGCGGAGCAGGTCCTTACCAGTGAACGATGTATCAAAGTTCAGGCGAAGATCGTAGTTGAATGCAGTATTGCCTACGTTAGTTCCATTAGCAAGTTTGGCACCTTCTACACCACCAAGAACGAAGTTTGCTTCACCACGCAGTTTAGTGGTGGTAGAGAACTGAGTTGCCTGAAGTTGACCAACTTGCTTTTCAAGTTTGGCAACACGACCACGAATAACGAGAAGTTCATCAGCAAACTCTTTAGAAAGACGTTGGAGTTCATCAGTTGCTTCCGTTACGCGATCCAGACAAGCATTCAGAAGTGCTGCTGCTTCAAAACGGGTCATAGACTTACCACCAAGATAAGTTCCGTTTTCATAACCAGCAACGCAACCATAACGCTCAACAAGATTGTTGAGTGCCTGATAAGCCCAATCAGTGGGCTTTACATCAGACAATTGAGTGATGCTTGTGACCTGCTCAGAGGAAGTATATTGATTGACTGCTGCCATGTTAAGGTCTGCTGCAGAGGCAACAGGAGCAATCATTCCAAATGCAACAGGTGCAAGCATCAATTTTTTAAATTTCATAAAAATTTTGTATGTACTAAACGACAAATGTTAAGAATTCTTACAGCAAGAACTCAAGTACCTATTTAGTTTATCATCATTCTTAATAATTGTCAAATGACTTATTCCCTAAATTCATCAAGTTTATCTAATACTTTACCAAGATAAGAATTTGCTAATTCTTTACTGTGATAATTATCATGATGTGAATTATTCAATTGGACTTTAAGTTTAAAAATAAAAGTCTTCAATTCATCTTTTGTAATTTTTCCTCTTGGCATTTTATTAAATTATTCTAAGATATTTAGAAATCTCAATGATCAAAATACTCCAGGAATAATTTGCCCAGTGACAAGATAAGATCCAGCAGCAGCAACAAATCCAATCATTGCAAACCAACCATTAATACGCTCTGCTTTTTCAGTAAAAAGATTTTTCATTTTGATTTTTCCCTTTTAGTAGTGTTTTGTATAACAATAAATTTGTCTTTTGATAATGTGCCTGCGATACAAACTTTAAGTTGATCATCTCTACCCCAAGCACCTTCTTCTACAAGTTGTTGAAGGGCAATACTAAGTTGCCCTAGCATGTCACCAGTTGTCACTGTAGCACTCATCAGTATGTTTCTGCAAGTTTCTCTACAGCATAACCCAAAAGTACAAAAAATGCAACTGAAGTTGTGACCCAGATTAGTTCAGTCATCAGAAGATCCCGAAGAAGAAGTTACCAGTGCTAATATAAGAAATGATCCCAGCAACAAAACCGACCATTGCCCAGCGCCCATTAGTCCTCTCCTTTACTAGATTGGGAGTCAGCATCCCATAGTTTTCATAGTACATCGTAGGCTCCTTTGCCCACATGTTTTGTTGTCCATACTCGTTACTTGTTACAGTCATTTTCGTTTTATTACGAATTGTTACACAATTATATAG